AGATCCCGAAACGCACGAATCACGTCGGCCATCTTCTCTTGCATCGCCCCGTATGCTTGACGAGGATCCTTCGCAATCTTCTTCTCCGAGTTCAACACAACCTCGGCAATCTCGGAAATGCTATCGAGCGCGACCGAGACGTAGCCTTTGGCTTCCTTGGAACCAGTCAGCCACTCGTAAGCCTCCATCAAATCGTCCATGCTACCAATCTCAATATATGGCAGATCTGCATCTTGAATTGATAAAAGACCGCCTTCAGCCGAAAGCACGATCGGCTTTGGTAACGTCGTTATCAATGTAGTCTTTCCGGCACCCGCTTGCCCATAGACAAGCAGTTTGACGCCGTTAGCGGACAAGCCGCCTGTTGTCTTTAAATTTATCGCCATTTACTCACCTCTGTTTATGTTCGGTCGGACAATCCGTTCGAACAACACTTGCAATGTAGATTTGATTTGTGCATATTGCAACCCTTGATCACATAAATTTAACAGGAGCCACAAAAAAATGACAATTACGGACATTGACGAACTACGGCGGACATTGAGAGTATTTAATATCCAAGCTGTTTCTCGGGAAACAGGTCTAAGTGCCAATGCAATCTATCGATTCCTTCGCGGCGGCAATCGTCCATCCTTTGATACGGTTTCTCGGTTGCAACAATATGTGAAAGATTTTAAACAAAATGGCTGACTTAACAAACATTTTCGGGGGGCCGTGGTCGCCTCCTACAACAAAGGTGGTTTTTCCACCTGAAGACCAACTTCGCGATGCCATATCCAACGCCGGAATGATCGCGCCAAACGATATTTTTCTCGATGGCAAGATCCACCGCTTTCGATCGGGGACCAAGGGCGTCGGCGGGTTCGGAGACAAAACGGGTTGGTACATTGCGTTTAACGACGGGATCCCCGCGGGACGCTTTGGATGTTGGCGAGCGGGTATCGAACAACACTTTCGCGCCGACATTGGCCGAAAGCTCACCGACGCCGAGGAGATCGTCAACGCTCGTAGGTTGAGAGAGGCTCAAGTTCTCCGCGACGCCGATATTCAACGACGGCACCAGATTGCAACTCTGAACGTCGAGAAGATCTGGTCGAGTTGCACTTACGCGGATCCAGAGCACCCTTACCTCAAGCGCAAGGGCATCGGCCTTCACGGGGCTCGGGTTACAGGCGATGGGCGGTTGGTTGTCCCGCTATACGACAAAGAGGGCAACATCACCTCGCTCCAATACATCGATAATGATGGCGGCAAGCTCTATCACCCAGGCGGTCAGACAAGCCAGTGCTTCTGGATGCTCGGGACTATGGATGAGGAGGGCACGTTATATATAGCCGAGGGCTTCGCGACCGCGGCCACGATACATGAAGCCACTCAACGCCCGTGCGCGATCGCCTATAGCGCGTCCAACCTCGTGCCAGTTACAGGCATCCTCCGCGATATCTACGGGCCGCGGCAGGACATTGTAATCGTAGCCGACAATGACGCCTCGGGCGTCGGGCAGAAGTACGCCGATCAGGCATCGGCAAAACACGGCGCGAGGGTTGTCATGCCACCTGTCTTGGGGGACGCGAACGATTATCAACAGGCGGGGCACGATTTAAGCAGTCTTTTAAATCCGCCTGTCAGCGAATTTTTGATCAAAGCTGAAGAATTTAGCAAGGAGCCTTCCCCAATCTCGTGGTTGGTTAAGCACTGGCTCCAAAGCAGTGCTCTCATCATGGTTCACGGACCATCAGGCGGAGGCAAGACCTTCTTCGTTCTTGATGCATGCCTTCACATTGCTTCTGGGTTGGCCGAGTGGAATGGCCATAAGGTCAATGGCGGTGCCGTCGTCTATTTGGCGGGTGAAGGCCACCACGGGCTTAAAGGGCGCATCGCGGCTTGGAGACATAAGCACCGCCCTAAAAATGATATCAACATGTGGATCTCCAAGCACGGATGCGACCTGAACATCGCAAGCGGATATAATCTGGTGGTCGAACACATCAGGGCTCTGCCAGTCGTCCCGTGCCTGATCGTGGTGGACACCCTTCATCGCTTCCTGAACGGCGATGAGAACAGCGCACAGGACGCCAAAACCATGATCGACGCTTGCGCGGCTCTTATGAAGGAGTTTGGTTGCTCGGTGCTTCTCGTGCATCACACAGGCGTCTCAGAAGACTCTCAGCACAGGGCTCGCGGCTCTTCGTCGTATAAGGGTGCTCTCGACATCGAGATCAGTGTGATACCGCCCAAGGACGGCCACGCGGGGCAGATCATTCAGCGTAAGTCGAAAGACGCCGAACAGGCCGATGATATCTTCTTCGAGCTTGAGTCGGTGACCATACCAAAATGGTTCGATGAGGACGGTGAACCTGTCACGAGCGCGGTGTTTGTGACGGCGTCTGCGCCGCCTCCGAAGGCCGAGAAAAAAGATAGTAAATTCGATTCATTCCGTAAATCGTTTGAAAGAATTTGGTGGGAGACGGGTGCGGAAGAGCATGAGGGGATGCCATACGTAAGTCGTAAGGCACTGCGCGAAAACCTTGAAAACGAGGGTCGGTCGGAAAGGACGGTGAAGAATGATGTGAATGCCGGAAGGCCAAATGGTATGATTAATGTCCTAATTAACGCGGAATACATCACTCAAACGACGATGGGTTTTGTCGTTATTAACGAGGTTTCATCGTCCGCTTTATTGGTCAGAAAAAGCGGCGAAAGGGCAATATCTTGAAAGACCCTCGGAGACCCTCGGAGACCCTTTTAGGGTTAGGGTCTCTGTTTGGCAAAACGCGAGATAACGGACCCTCCCAGACCCTCCTCCCCTATAGGGGAGGGGTCCGAGGGTCCATCGATGCGGCGAATTTTTAGGGTTCCAAAACAGGAGAAGTAAAATGGAAGAGCCAAGACTGATACAGGTTGATTTTAGAAAAGAAGTTACCGATCTCGCGGTGGCTTTAAGCGAGTGTTTAGGGGAGTATTTGAAAAAGAAAAATCATTTTCCTCAACCGTTAAAAATATCTATCGCGATCGATGCCATGTTGGACTCATACGTCTACATCGCAGAGTGCATTGATATCGACATGAAAGAGTATGCAAACGATTATATCAAAGCGATGGAGGCCGCGGGAAAAGAAACAATGAATTAAATAAAAAGATAAAAAAGTACTTGCATAGCATTTTTAGCCATGCCATAAACATCGGGCGGGGCGGTGGTCGCCCTCCCAAATTGGAGATTGAAAATGACAAAGATTAAATTTCACAGCGAGACTGATGCAAACAAAGTTTATTTTGATTTTGGCTCAGTTGACAAAAAAGGTCGCAAAATCGGAGCATTCATTCATACTTCGACACAGGAATACGTCCCGTATGTCGAGGGCGACAATTGTTGGTACTTCACCCATAGGGATGCGGGAAATTACTTCACCTTCAAGCCGCACCTCTCAAAGAACGGTGTAACGTTTGGAGCATGTCAGGATCGCCGCTATTTCAAAACGGAAGCTGAACGTCAGGAAGCGATCGAAACCTACCTTGCCAACGCAAAGAAGCGGCACGCTTGAAACCAACGGGGGGCTCCGGCCCCCAATTACCCCCACCCTTAATCGGAGATTGAAAATGCAAGTTACAACAAAACAGGTTCAAGACGGCGTGCCAGTATGGGACATCATTATCGATGGTGCCTTTCACGGGTGCATTACGATTTTTCCAAACGAAGGACCAATAGCAACCGTTAAGGTCGATGGGTCAGAGCGTACTCTGTCTGCGCCGTCGTTTGACGAACTGGTTAATGAAATTAACGATTTTGTTGATTATATCGAAGATCGTAAAAATGAATGCGATGAAGATGATACCGCGGCTTATTTGGACGCTTTGTATTGGCGAGCGGTGGCCCTCGGGTGCGATAGTAGCGACCCTAATAATTTTTGGAGGTAATGATGAATATCAAATATCAATCTCTCATCACAAAGGATGAGATACAGAGCGCAGACGATCTGGCCGCGGCGATAAAGTCGGGCCCGATCTATGCCTATTTCAATGATCGCCCGATCGCGAAGGTCAAAATCGACCACAGCAGATATGAAATCGAAGGGCACGGTGATTGGAGGCGGTTGCCAATATGGGAGACGACGACGGTCGAGCTTTGGGACGCTTTCAAAAAGTTCGCGGAAAGGGTGTCAATTAATTTCAAATAAAGATAAAAAAGTGTTTGCATAGGCAATCAAACCGTGGCATAAAGATCAGGCGGGACGCGGTGTCCCCCTAAATTGGAGATTTAAAATGGTTGGTTTTATTCAAAACGAAGCGGCTTACGAGGCGGCTATCGGGCGCAACATCAAGGCAAACCGTAAAATAGGCGGTCGTAAACGGTTTTTTGCGGCGCACGAAGATGCGCAAATCCTGATCAATTTCGTTGTGGATCGTGTTTCTGATCATCAAGTTGATTTTTTCAATCGGTTTGGCCGTAAACTCGATGGCGCGAGCTTCATCGACGCATGTTGGGTAAGCATTGAGGAATTCGGTGGTTTGACTGAAAAGCAAGCCGTAGCTGTTCGCAACTCGATTGCAAAGCAAGCAGAACGTCGCGCCGAAGCAAAGGCCGCCGATGCCCTATCAGTTCATGTTGGTACGGTGGGAGAACGCCGCTCGTTTGACTTGACCGTCGCCTTCGTGACGTCGTTTGATGGCACGTTCGGCACGACATACATCAACTGCTTCAAAGATGCAGATGGCAACGTGTTTGTTCACAAGGGCTCGTCTATTCTGATCGGAGATGCTTCACGGCAAATA